TTTAGTAAGTGTAAAAGATGGAGATAATGGCACAACATTTGGAATAAAATTAGCTACTAATAAAGTAGAGATTATACCTGGTTCTAATGATACAAATGCTTTCGAGGTATCACAAGCAGACGGCACAGCAGTATTAACAGTTGACAGTACAAATGCTAGAATTGGTATTGGTGGGGCACCCTTAAAGCCTTTACATATTCTTGACGATGACCCAGTCATAAGAATATCAGATGCCAACTCAAGTTCTTTAGCTACTGCAACACCACATATTGAATTTTATGATAGAGCAAATACAAACCAACTGGGTATGATTGGTTATCTAAGTACTGGCGATGGAATATTAAGTATTCATAATAAAAATAATGCCTCAGTAAATTTTTCTACAAATAATATTGAAAGGTTAGAAATAGACAATGCTGGTACTTTTTTTATTAACGGAGATGGCTCAGACCAAACTACTAAATGGCATACTGGCTCTGCCTATGTAAATGCAAAGTTAGATGTAAGGCAATTAGCAATAGCATTTAGTGGGTCAGATAAAGTTACTTCTAACACAAGTGGAGATTTTACTTTTGCAAACACTTTAACAATAGGTTCTATTGCTGATGAGGGCGATGCAATAATTACCAATGGTGCTGATGCTGGTAGATATGATGTATTGACTGTTCAAGAAGATGGCAATACAAGATGGGAACTTTCTTTTGAGGGAAATGGCTCCACTAATTCTTTAACTTTTGGTTCTAATGTTGGTGAACAAAACATAGCAAATGGTGGTGTTCTGACACTTTTGCCAGATGGTCAAGTGGGTATAGGTTGTACGCCAGATGCTAAATTAAAAATTCAAGAAAACACAAATGGTGATAATGTTGTTTTTTCAATGAGAGCGCACAATGCTGGTGGAACAAGCAAAACTATAACATTCACTCTTGACCCAGATGATGAGTCATTGACACTTACAAATCTTGCAGCTTATAAAATTGACCAAGCAAGTACTGGTCAGTTTGGCAATACTGCATTGCAAACAATAGATGGTGGTGATAATGCTGGAGTAAATATTGAGCATGGTGGTGGAGATGGTAGAGTAAGGGTTGCATCTGCTGGAAGTTTTAGAACAGAATATTTAGCAAATCAACTAAAGGCAACTGCTAATGGATTTGATATTAGAACCACAGATGCTCAAAATGTAACAATATCAACCAACGACTCAGAAAGAATGAGAATTGCAAGCGGTGGAAATGTTGGTATTGGCTGTACAGATGCAGAAGCAACATTTCAAGTAAATACTGGTGTTTCTGATGCCACAATAGCTGCTATTGACGTGGGATATGGTATTGAGTTTAATGGTGGAACTAATGGTCATGTTGGATTAGCTGTGATTGATGGATCAGCTGGAAGAGGTAAAAATAGAGGATTTATTGGATTTAGGGGTAAAGATGCAAGTAGTATGGGACATTCACATATCGTATTTGGAACCTCCGATGGAGTTGCAACTGACACAGAAGAGAGAATGAGAATAGACACAAATGGAACTGTAATGATTGGTGGGACTTTAGCAGAGGATGTTGGTGCTGCTCCAGGCTTAGTTATACAAAAAGCATCTGGTCAAAATGGAATGGCATTTGAAATTCTTGATGATGATTCTTCTGCTGACTCAGGCAATACATTAATGGCTCTAAGATTTGACCAAGATAATAATTGTGATGGTGCTGGATTTATAGAGTTTCAAGATAGTGGTGGTGTTATTGGTTCAATTAAATGTAATGGTGCTGCTAGTGTTGTATATAATACGACTTCTGATGAAAGATTAAAGGAAAACATTGCTGATGTTGGCGATGGTTATTTAGCACTAATAAATGATATAAAAATAAGAAGCTTTGATTGGAAAGATAGACCAAACTTAAAAAACAAAGTTGGTGTAATTGCACAAGAACTTGAAAAAGTCATTCCTAATGCAGTTAGCAAGGGTGAAGATGATGTAAGTAAATTACCTTATCAAGTATCTTACTCTACGCTTGTGCCTTACTTAATAAAAGCAGTTCAAGAGCTATCAGCAAAAGTAACAGAATTAGAAAATAAATTAGGAGATTAGAATGGCAGCAACATGGAAAATTGATGACTTGCAATATTACTTATCAAAAGAAAGTAAAAGCAAGGTTGTTTATGAAGTAAAATACAGTGTATCAGACTCTAAAGTAGTAGATGATAAGACTTACTCTGCTAATTTAGGTGGTTCTATGATTTTAGAGACAGACGTAGTAGAAGCCGTAGAAGCAAAAGATGCAGTCTTATATACAGATAAAGATACCTTACTTGCTGATAAGGCAGTAAAGGTAGGGGATATTAAAACACCAGCTGTAGAAGCAGTAGAAGGTAAAGACCCTTGGGCTAGTGTAGATTTTGTTGAGTATGATAAATTAACAGAAGAAGTAGCTATTGAGTGGGTAAAGGCTGGACTAGGCGAAGATGGTGTAAAGGCTAAAGAAGATAGTATTGCAGCACAAATAGACGCACAAGAAAATCCACCTGCAGCTACAGAAGGCAATGGTGTACCTTGGTAATAAATAATTGTGAATGCTGTTGCTGTTGCAGTTGTAAGAATGACTGAAAGGCTTAACAAATTTTTTTATGGATTCTTATCTGCTTGTTTACTGATGATTATTTTTGTTAGCTGTGCTGACGAATTTTATTTTGGTAAAAGCAAAGAAGATCTAAACGAAGAATTAGTAAGATCTATGTTTGAATTAGATTCGCTAATGATGAACATGAGAATAACGCTAGGAGACTCTAGCATAATAGAAAAATAGGAGATAAAATGGCAAAAGAACAAAAAAAAGAAGCTGTTTTAAAAATAGACGAGAAAGAATATTTAATAGATGATTTAACTAAAGAG